TTCTCGCAAGCAAGCCCTTCGATGCGGGCAAACTCACGCTCATTATCGGTGACGATCGTGTAGCCGAGCGCGGTCGCTTGTGCCGCGATTTCGCAGAATGACAGCCGGGTGCGCGGCGCGCCCTCCCGAAATTCACGGCTATCAAAAACTCCGTAGCAGCAGGCAGTGGTGCGCCTAAGTGGGCGGTCATCAGCCGGCCCAATGGCGCGTGGCCCTTATCAACTCCAAGGTCGCGAGCGACGTTTCGACAGTTCGATGCCGACTCAATTACGCTGAGGTTATTGGTTAGGCTGCGGCTCGCTTCGTGGAACGTCGCGACGGCGCTTTCTTCAGAGGCGGAAGAAGCAGATCGGCTGGCACACGGAAACGGGCGCGCAGACGTTGCACCATCGCCATGCTCAGTCCCTTTTTACCACGCATGACTTCACTCACGCGGCTTGGGGTGCCGAGGAGCGGGACGAGGTCCGCTCGCGTGAGACTGTGCTGATCCATGAGGTGGCGGATCAGATCGACGACGCTTGGCGGCCGGCGAGGCCATTGCTTCTCCTCGTACGCGGCGATCAGTCGCGCTTGCGCTTCCAGCCGAGCGATGTCGGCTGGATCATTTGAATTCCAAAGCTGCTCGACGAGCGCGCGGGCGCGTATAAGCTCGCCATCGCTATCGATCAGAATGAGGGTCGCATCCATCACACGGTCTCCGCATCGATCTTATCGTATTCGGCATGGGTTCCAAAGAATCGGATTGCCAAGACTCCTGCCTGATATTGTATGCTTGCAATCAATCTGTAGTCATTGCCCTTGATGTTGAACACCACTCGACTGCCCTTGAGAATGCTCGCCTTTGGATATGACGCCTTCACATCCTCCGGGGTGCGCCACTGAGCGCGGCCCACTATGGCAAGCCAAGCATTGTACTGCGTCCGTGTCGCCTTGATTCCCTTGTGGCCGGCGTGAGTTTTGAAGTAACGCTCAACAACGTCGGTACCGATGACGAACATAATTTAAGCATGGCATGAATTTCCAAAAATTGGAAGACGCGCAGATGCCGTGTGCCCCGTAGGCGCCCCGGGAATTTCCTTTAGCGGCGGTCGTCGTTCGATAAAGCCACTGGCACTCAAGCCCAATAATTTTGGCATCGTTTCACAAAATCGCGTCGAAAAGCCATCAGGTTTTATGCTCTTATTCCTATCGGCTGACAAATAAAAAGGCGCCGTCTAGCGCTTTGAGGGCTTCGCCTGTGGGCGTTTGCGCAAGCGTACTCCGGGGCCACCGCCGTTCTCATCGATGAATTCGACCCCGGCCATTTCCAACGCGCGCCGAACCGCCAGGTCGTTAGCAGCCGTCATTGACGTCTCGCCGTCGGCTAGCTCGGCGCGGCGGATAGTTGCGACGCCTACTGCAGACTCTCGAGCGAGATCTTGGGCCCGCCAATGAATTAAGGCCCGAGCAGCCCTGATCTGAGAATTTGTCAGCGACTTATGTTTCATCTTGACATTGCCGGATATCGTATGATATTCTAGATATCATACGATGTTTGAAAGATCATATCATCTTCGACTCATCGCTCGTCAGCTTTGCACCTTGGAGGAGAACATGAAAACGAACGTGTGGACAAAAACCAACGAGGAACGCCGCCGCTTCATTGGCGGCTCCGACGCTCGGATCATCATGGGCGCCGACGAGGCCGCCCTGCTCCGCCTCTGGCGGGAAAAGCGCGGCGAGGCCGAGCCCGAAGACCTCTCCGGCAACCTGATCGTCCAGCTCGGCCAAGCCACCGAGGATCTCAACAGGCGCTGGTACGAGCGCAATACGGGGCAGGCCGTCAAAGACGTCCAAAGTCGGGTTTTCCACCCGGTGAACCGCTGGATGGCGGCCACCCTGGACGGCATGGCCGAGGGTACCGGGGCGGTGTTCGAGGCCAAGTTCATGCTGCCGTGGTCGTTCTCGGAAGAGGCGGCGTCCGAAAAACACATAGCCCAGCTCCAGCACAATATGTGGGTGACCAATGCCAAGGCGGCGGCGCTCTCCATCATCACCGGCGGCGGTAAATGGATCGAGATATCAATCCCCGCCGATTGCCTCTACCAACATCTGCTGCTGACCGCGGAAAAGAAGTTCTGGCAGTGTGTGGAAAATGGCGAGGTCCCTCGCTTGTTTGGCGCCGAACCACCACGGCCGCGGATTGCAGCGGTGCGCATCGTTGATATGAGCGCATCCAATTCCTGGGCCGAATTGGCGGGTGTGTTTTGCCAAACTCGCACGGCCTTCCTGGAGCATGAGCGGGCCAAAACTGAACTCAAAATCCTGATGCCGGAGGATGCCAAAGAAGCCTTCGGCCATAGCATCCGCGCCAAGCGGTCCAAATCGGGGGCAATCAGTTTCGATCTTTTGAGCAACATGGAGGACAGCCGTGCATCACTCCAGTGAAACGATTGGCACCATTGCGGCGGCGCTGGCAAAAGCCCAGGCCGAAATTACCAACCCGGAGAAATCGCTGACCGCCACCATTCGATCGCCATTCCCGCGCGAGGAGGATCAGACCTTTCGCTATGCCCCGCTGTCCAGCGGCCTCGAAATTGTGCGCAAATGCCTCGGCCGACATGAGATCGCGGTGGTGTAGACGACGGCCATCGACATTGAAGTAGGGCTCATCCGGCTCACTACCATCCTCGCCCATTCCTCTGGCGAATGGATTTCGTCCGACTGGCCGGTTTGTCCAGTGAGCGAGACCGCGGCGCCGCATCGCCTTGGCGCCGCCCTCACCTATGCACGCCGCTATGCACTTTTCACGCTGGTCGGCATTGCCGGCGAGGATGATCATCCGAGCACGGAGGTGGCGTGCCGGCTAGGCTAGGCGTTGTGCAGAAAACTTGGCTCAAGCGGCTGGGCGAACGGTTCGTGTCGGAATGTAATGTGCAGCCAAAAGATGTTTATCGCGGGCGAGCGCGCGGCATGCAATCGCAACCACGGGCGGCACCTCGTCCTTCTTGAGATAACCCATGATAGTCCGTCGACTGAGACTTAGGAGATTGGCCGCTTCCGAGAGAGAAAGCCCAAGTGACTTGCGCCACTTAGCAAAATCTGCGCCCGTCATGGGTTGTTGCTCTTCTGCAATCCGCCGCAACGTTGTGGCCGAGACGTCCAAGGGGCCCCATTTTGTAGAGACGGGCCAAGCAATGCCCAGCCCATCTTCTATGATCGCCGCTTTGGCGAAGCTCTCAGTATCACCAATCAGTGGCGCAAAATGTCTGCTACGGGCAAACAGTCCGGTTAAATCAAGTTCGTACTCGCGCCGATCTTTAGCGAAGCGAACCCGCAGAGTGCGACCCCCGCTCGCGCGTAGTTTTATCACCTTTGCCACCTCTTCGGTCATTTCGCTCACCTCTGAAAATCGTTCCATTGTTCAACAAGTGAGACTCGATGCTCTTCAATCCATTGCCGAGCTAACTTTAGAACACGTCTAGGGGCATCGCCGGCTAGAATTTCACCGTTCGAGATGCGGATTTTTGCAGCGAAATCGGCGCCTTTAAGGTGAACATGAGGTGGGTTCTCGTCTTGGAAGAACATCAACAGTTTGAACCCGCCGAGGCGTGCGATTTCCGGCATCAGCCCTCCACAGATTGGAATAATATAGGGCAAAATTTGCCCCATATCAAGGACAGCCATCCGGCACCACAAGTCGATTCCCGATGGCGCTGCCAGTATCATTGTCGAGAAAGCGGATCCCGGCCTGTTCGAAGGCCGACGACGAGGGTCAACTATTTGGGCTGCTTTGCCCGCTGGCGTTTGCGGAGGCGTAATCCGGGGCCACCGCCGTTCTCGTCGATGAATTCGACGCCGGTCGACTCCAAGACGCGCTGGATTATTCAGTTCGGCCTGCCGGAAGTACGAGCTTCACAATACAGATGAATTCTCATTTGGATCGGGGCTTTCGCGAGCCGGATTTGGGTGGTGGTGCAGCGAGACGAATTCCGGGTCGATCCGTGGGCGACCCGATGAATTCGATGCCAGCAGCCTCTAATGCGGCCTTTATATCGAGCAGTGTTGACGAGCGGCTTGGGGGGATATCGTCCACCGCCTCGAAACGTTTGATTGTTCTGGCCGCAACGCCTGCCCTTTTGGCCAGCTGCTCTGTTGTCCAGCGGAGAGCATTTCGAGCCGAGCGGATTTGCGTGCCTGTAATCATTTGACAACCACTCTATTGTCACCTATAGTGACATTATAGTCCCTTTAAGGGACACATGAGACCCTGCTCGTCATAGCAACACTGGAGTTCCAGTATGAATCTCGAATTTTCTGCCATCCACTACCGCACCATCCGCGACCGCATCCGGGCGCAAGGCCCCCAGATCGACGAACAAACCCTCGCCGATACCGTGGAGGGGCTCACCGAGCTGCACAAAATCGTAACCGGACTGAGACGGGGCTCGCTCGGCTCCCAGTAGATCATCGGGACGGCTTCCTCATCGAGCACCAGACGAAGGACTTCAGACTATGACGAATCATGTTTTACGACGTTCCTTTATAGGCGGCTCCGACGCCCGCATCATCATGGGCGCCGACGAAGCCGCCCTGCTCCGCCTCTGGCGGGAAAAGCGCGGTGAAGTCGAGCCCGAGGACCTGTCCGGCAACCTCATCGTTCAGCTCGGCCTGGTGACCGAGCCGCTCAATCGGACCTGGTACGAGCGCAATACCGGCCCGGAATGTCCAACTCAATGCGCGCAGTGCCTATTTGCGTTTTTTGGCTGCATGAAGCTTCCGGAGCCGCACGCCCGGCCCTCCTCCATTCTCGTCGATGAATTCGACCCCGGCGCGTACGAGAGCTCGATGAATTGCTTCGACAGATTCGGGTGACACTTGCCGTCGCTCCTTTTCGAAATCCACGACCGTCGAAAGGCCCAAGCCAGCCGACGCCGCAAGCTGGGTTTGGGTGATCTCCAAGAGGGCGCGGCCAGCTCGGCATTGAGCAGGACTTACTTCATCAACATTTTTTGTTGACATAGGGACCCTGCCTCTATAAACAATTATTGTTGATCGCGAACAGTGTGAACGCCAGGGAGATACATCATGACGGATTCGACCGTAAAAGGAAAAGCCATGGATACAAAGCGGTGTCCCGAATTAGCTCTCCTCACTAGCAGGAGATCCTTCATCGGCGGCTCCGACGCCCGCATCATAATGGGCGCCGACGAGGCCGCCCTGCTCCGCCTCTGGCGGGAAAAGCGCGGCGACGCCGAGCCCGAAGACCTCTCCGGCAACCTGATCGTCCAGCTCGGCCAAGCCACCGAGGATCTCAACAGGCGCTGGTACGAGCGCAATACGGGGCAGGCCATCAAAGACGTCCAAAGTCGGGTTTTCCACCCGGTGAACCGCTGGATGGCGGCCACCCTGGACGGCATGGTCGAGGGTACCGGGGCGGTATTCGAGGCCAAATTCATGCTGCCCTGGTCGTTCTCGGAAGAGGCGGCGGCCGAGAAACACATGGCCCAGCTCCAGCACAATATGTCGGTAACCAATGCCAAGGCGGCGGTGCTCTCCATCATCACCGGCGGCGGCAAATGGGTCGAGATCTCAATCCTCGCCGATTGTCTCTACCAACATCTGCTGCTCACGGCGGAGAAGAAGTTCTGGCGCTGTGTCGAAAGTGGCGAGCCCCCTCGCCTCTATGGGGTCGAACCCCCACGGCCTCGGATCGCAGCGGTGCGGATCGTTGATATGAGTGCATCCAATTCCTGGGCCGAATTGGCGGGAGTGTTTTGCCAAACCCGCACGGCCTTCCTGGACCATGAACGGGCCAAAACTGAACTCAAAATCCTGATGCCGGAGGATGCCAAGGAAGCCTTCGGCCATGGCATTCGCGCCAAGCGATCCAAATCGGGGGCGATCAGTTTTGATCTCTTAAGCACCATGGAGGACAGCCGTGCATCACTCCAGTGAAACGATTGGCACCATTGCGGCGGCGCTGGCCAAGGCGCAGGCCGAAATTACCAACCCGGAGAAATCGCTGACCGCCACTATTCGCTCGCCATTCCCGCGCGAGGAGGATCGGACCTTTCGCTATGCCCCGCTATCCAGCGGCCTCGAAATCGTGCGCAAATGCCTCGGCCGACATGAGATCGCGGTGGTGCAGACGACGGCCATCGACAATGAAGTAGAGCTCATCCGGCTCACTACCATCCTCGCCCATTCCTCTGGCGAATGGATTTCGTCCGACTGGCCGGTTTGTCCAGTGAGCGAGACCGCGGCGCCGCATCGCCTTGGTGCCGCCCTCACCTATGCACGCCGCTATGCACTTTTCACGCTGGTCGGCATTGCCGGCGAGGATGATCTGGACGCACCAGATTTGCC